CGCTTAAGGAGGCTGTGAGGCCTCTGTGTGTCCTGATTTAGGGGACTCCAGGTAGCTGTTACAAGCTACCAAACTCGCTGATCTTCAACGAAGCTTCCTAACGGATCACTCCAAGGGTTGCTTTGTGAAGATATCGATCACCCGTTTCTCTGGTTGTTCCAGACAGGTGATCCACTTTACGCGATATCCAGCTACAGCGCCTCGTTGAGAGACGCCTTCACTGGGTAAACCGTATAAAGCCGACGCCAGGATAACCCATGGCTTCCAATGGTCCCACGCTAGAGGTTGGGTGAAGGGGACGTAAGCTCTGACGAGCTCCCATCCTCCCTGATCACCTGATCCTGTTCGCGTGGTCCATTGGTCGTCATGGATGACGAGGTCACCGAGCGAACTCGGGCCTCGTAGCCTGCGGATGCTACTAGGAAGAGCATCCAAGCACCTAAGCCAAGCACGCCTAAGGCGAGCCCAGCGAGCGTTATTAGGGTCGTGGCTTTGAGCCAGTCGCCTAATCCCGTTTGCAAGTGCGATGAAGTGTTGCGGTTCAGTTGGTTCTTCTTTGACATAGTGGGCCCTCACGGGTTGACCGTCAAAAAAGTCACCACCACAACTCTCACGAAAGCGGCCGGAGACGAATGTCTTCCGTGGGTTCGGCGTAAAGCCGAAGTACCGCAAGCAGGCTAGCAAAGTGTCCGCGACGTTCGTGGGGACGATGATATCATCGCCATACACCCAAAGCCCAGTCATAGGGCTGATCTCGACTCCGACCGAGTCAGCACAAGCTTGCGCAAGTGCTGCAAAGATAAGAGTTTCAAGCTCGAAGGTGTAACCGTTCCCCATTGAGGAGAACTTTTCCAATTTAACCCACTTCCCTTTCACAAGGGTCATAGGAGAACGAAGCACGTCAATGACGTCAAACCACCGGGTGGGCATCACTGCCTTCACCAGGTTGTAAGAGACGGTATCACTGGCATTCGACAGATCGATAGTTGCGAAGGTCCCATACCGGGACGCCCCACACGCTATGCGTCTATGGACAGCCTGACCATGGTCAAGATCAATGCCTACATTGGCCAAGCGACGACGGATTGCTCCGCCAACGCCCAGTTGATAGTAGACATTGAGACTAGGCTCAATGCATATCCCCCGATCTTTATTCGCGTCCTTGGGCACCGTTGTGAAACGGTTTCCTCGTAGCGTCTTCGGATCGGATTTTGTCGAATTATCATGCATCAGGGCTCGCGCCCACACGGTCCGCTCCCACAAGGGGAGCAGTTGTCGTGCTGATGCAGTGATGGTCGGGCGAGATGACATTTTGTCAGGCACCGTAGACATCTTACCACGGTCTTCGAACGTTGCCCCAGGGCCGTGACGAGGACTAAGCTCCTGAGGGAGCGGTCCCAACCACTGATCGATGATTTTCCGCACGGACTCAATGAAGAGTACCATGCGCTCGTCCGATGAGTCCTCGAAAGGACCGTTATGGACGAATCGATCAAGCCGCACGTTGGTGCGGCAACACTGTCGCTCTGACTCCCAGAAGGAGTCGAGTGCTACTTTCGCGCGGTTGATCCCCTTCACGTTCAGCTGGAGTTTCCGAAGAAACTCCGTCGCCTGCGTGTCAAGGAACAAGGACTCCGCGTCCAAGTAGTGCAACGGGTCAACTGTCAATTTAAACAGTTGCCCATACTCCCGTGCCCGTAACAGGCATGCAACCGTAAGGCTGCGGGGAGTGTCCGCGTCTTCGCAATACGCGAGGACGATTCTTTCCAATTGCTGCGAAAGAAGGATAGTCACGTGCGCGCGCCCTTTAGTTGGGTGCGTAACCGGTCACGAAGACCGACTGCACGAGCGAGGAACCGAGGATGTTGGCCAGCAGCTTCGCGGCTTGGGACACTTGCGTGTCCGTCGCCGTCTGCGGCAGGATCCAGTCACCACTGCGGTTCTGGATGCGTCCGATCACCTCGTTCACACCCGCGACAGCCGTCGCGCGCGTGATCGGGTAGTCGAAGAAGTACTGCACCTTGCGTGCGGTCTTCTGCGCATTCCACCGGCCCAGGATCTCGAAACGAACTCGTTCGTTCGGGAGCTTGGCCGAATCGTCCCACCGCCACACGGCGGGGGTTCCGTCGCCACCAGCGTTGTTGAGCTGGGCGAAGACGCGGTCCGTGGTACCGTCGACATCTTTCACGGTGATATTTGCCATATTCGGCATGTATTACTTTCTGTTAGCTAACCGTTGTACTAAGAGGGCGGCTGTTGAAGCCAACCTTCCACCAAGATTTCCGGTGGGCAGTGCGATACGCGACTTTAAAGAAGGAACACTGAAAACGAAGGGTACCTCGCGCTGAGCGCGATACCCATGCTCCCAATACTCCTCCCGGCCACGGCCGACCATCCCCTGGTAATCTACCTTACGCTCGAACACTGAGTCCGTCGTAAACGACCTGTAACCGTTCACCAGCTCCAAACCCCAAAAGTCCGAATAGGACCCGAGGTACCGACTAACGCCTGTAAAGGCATCAATCAGAAAGCTATACGGTGTAATGTTCCAGGCTATCTGAGCTAGATTGGCTACGCCTAGCTCATTCGCTAACAGGAGGTTTGGGTTTGTAACCCGAACCGTCGCACACAAGAGCATCTTTGAGACGCGCTTGTAGGTCTCTACCTGTGAGGGTTGCACGTTCCAGATTAACGGAATCACGCTACCACTACGGGACTCCTTCTCAGCATAGCCCTTAATGGGATCAACTTTAAAAGGACGAGAAAGGACAAGGAGAGCCTTGCCTATATCCTGCACTACCGGCTGCCATCCGAAGACGTATTCCAGGTAGTTGTTAGCGAAGGTCGCAGGCTTCACAGCCTGACGATCCCATACGGTACGCAGACGCCGAGTACGCTCATCACGAGCTAGTCTCGCACTGCGCTTTCCAAGACGAAATGTTTCGTCTTTTCCAAAACCCAGGGCACGCACGACCCCACCGAAATCCCTCTTTTCGAGAGCTACGGTGAAATCATGGAGTTGAGTTAACCGCTTCTGCACCATTTTAAAGGTAGCAGAGATCTCAGCAAGGTTCACAGCCATTGCGGCCGAAACCTTGGAGTGCGCTAGGGCCGTAAATTTGTCGTATGCCTGCGTGTACAGCCAATCGTCATCTGGGGTGCTTCCACCCTGGATAGACTGATTGAACACGTCGGCGCGACCCATATAGTCCGCAAAGCGCAAAGCACCATCAATGGAAATGGTGCTCATAAACCTTCGTGCGTCATGAGGCAGAGGGACACCGAGGCTTCGGCCTCCCTTCCAACTCAATCGATACGAATGGTCCCCAGGTGAGTCTTTATGAGACACAAATGGGCCTGTTATCGTCATACCTTACCTTTCACAAGGAGTGCGTAGACGGCGAGGGGGGCCACCCCCCATTCACAGAATCGTCTCGTCTTTCGAGCGGGACGCACCGTTCACACGGTGAGAGTCGCACAGGGGACAAGTCCCCGGCGACGCCAAGCCGCGGTCGGATGACCGGGCTTTAGATCGCGAGCCCAGCAATGCTGAGCCAACGATCACGAGCACTCTCACGAGTGCAGAGAGCATAGATCCCTTCAACCGAATCTCCTAAAAGGTTAGTGACAGTCAAGTCACCGTTCCTTTTAGGCGAC